CCAAAGTTAACGAAAATGGTGAGATGACTCCAGCCATCCAAAACATCACTAACGGAAATGAGGCTGTACCAAACGAGATATCCGGCGAGACTGCATCCAAGATTGCCGAATATATGCGGATGGGAATGTCATCCAAGGACGCTTATGTAAAGGGCTTGTACGATAACATGGTGGCAAGGGCTAAGAAGCGAGGCGTATACACTGGATGGAAGAAATATGACCAATCATCCGACATGGGAGACGCAGAGACGCTAAATGCCGATTGCGCTGGCACAGGGTGGTGTACAGGCGGATCTGTAGGCACTGCAAATAGCCATCTTTCCGGCGGTGACTTTTATCTTTATTTTGATAATGGAGATCCACAAGTTGCTATCCGCACTAATGATGGAGAGATCGCAGAAGTAAGGGGAAGAGGGCCAAGTCAGAATATTACCAGTCCAAAGTACGATATTGAAGCTGAGAAGTTTATTGTTGGCAATGATGGGCCAACAGGTGGAAATGAATATCTATATGATAGGAATTTTAGGAAGATGGCAGTCGAGTTAATGAAGACAGGTAAACTTCCTGAAGATGGTTACAAGTATTACGATCAGTATGGGTCATTTATGGCTCCAAAACCAAAAATGTCTTATTCAAATACATTTGAAAAAGAGTATACTGATGCTTTTAATCAATATGAGTTTGCAAATGATGAGATTTTTAATGATTCGACTAAAACATTAAATACTTCATTCAGGTACACAGAAGAAGGACAAGGAAATGAATTAATCAAATATATCAAGGGCGACATTATAGGCACTACAGGAATCGAAAGATTGGGCAGAGAATATCCTGTTAATATGCCATTACTTGAAAGTGTGAATGGAGGGATTATTTTAAATAGTGCTAATACACTAATTCTTCCTAAATTAAAGTCCGTAGACTTTATCTTCGCAAGAAACGCAATTGATGTTGATATCAAGAGTCTTGAAGAATGCAAAGCCATTCAACTTGACCAAGCGATTTCGTTAATTGCCCCAAAGCTAAAAGAAGTATCTCGCGTGATTCAAGCAGATGAGGCAACACAGGTTGATTTAAGGGGCTTAAAGAAAGCCGGATCTATTAGGCTTAATCAACTAATGGATAAAGCAAAGGTAGTTGACCTTCGCAATCTTGAAGAAAGCGAATCTGTAGACATTAATATAGGTTACGGAGGATCTCTAAATCTTCCTAAACTAAAAAAAGCAAAATTTGTTTATCTACAAACTGGTAATGAAACAATAGGTAAAAATTATGGAGGAGAGGTATATGTACCTAAATTAGAAGTTCCAGAAAACATTAAAATTAATACAGAGGTTCTCCAATCAACAAAGGATGTTTTTATGGCAAAGGCACAAAGAATGCCAAGACCAGAAAAGTTTACATGGATAGATTCCGAAACAGGAAAAACATATAAAATGCTATCAGGCGCAGATTTTGCTGATGTAACAAGGGCTTTTATGGGTCAAGAAATAATGACTCCTATGGGTGTCATGACTCCTGAAGAATTACTTAAAATATACGAAATGGATTCGCAAAAAGATCGTGACAAGGCTATGGGAATGTCTTTCATGCCAGCACGCGAAAAAGAACGCACAGAGCGTATTCCAGCCTCCGGCGCGGAGCTTACAGCGAGCCTTGTCGCCAGCGGAACCAGCCTAGAGTCATTCGGCAAGGGTACGCTAATCCAGCTTGCAGAATCCTACGGCATTGAGCTTCCGAAGGACGCGAAGCGAGGCGAGATCATCGACGCTATTAACGGAAGGCAAAATACCCAAAAGCAAGAAGCGGAAGTTCCAACTACCCCTACACCGCAACCGCCAACAGGAGCGCAGTTTACCCCTGACTACACTAGCACCTACCCTACTTCAGAAAAAGGTTTTTACTCTCAGTTGCAAAAGACGATTGACGAAAAGATGCCCAATAAAGCATCGGTTCAGCAAATCATGGCTATCGTTGACCCAACGAAAGGTTCGGGAGTAAAGCCTGAAGAAATTAAATGGAGCAACCTAGAAGGCTTTTTAGAAGGCAAGAGCAGCGTCACCAAGCAAGAAGTAAGTGATTACTTGAAGAACGAAGGGCAGATTCAGTTTGAAGAAAAGTATTTAGCAGTAGAAAAAAATAAGACAGAAGAAGAAATAATTAATGAATATACTCCCGAATATATTCGGGAACAATTACAGAATTGGAGGGAGGTAGAAATGGCTCCTAATGATTCGTTCGATGATGAATTAGAAAATCCAAAAGCGGATAAAAAACAATTACTTAAATTGGCAAAAGATTACGCAGATTCTTTAGATATGACTTTGGGGGAGTTTTTTGACACAACGGATGCGCAAAATACGCCTAATGCACGACCAACTGCTATTAACGATCCAAAATACGGAACCTATGTTACCCCTGACGGGCAGAACTACAGGGAAGTAGTGATGACGATGCCTTCCTTTGAATCTAAAATTAAAAGACTTAAAGAACTTCAAAATCTTCCTCGCACAGAAGAAAACATTGCAGAGTTTAATCGCCTTTCAAAAGAAACGAAACCTCCAAATTGGACTTCTGAATACACCGACTCTCACTTCCCTGACATTCCTAACTATGTAGCCCACATGAGGCTTAACGAGCGCAAGGACGCAGAAGGAAATGATGGATTGTTTATTGAAGAACTTCAGTCTGGACGGCATCAGAAAGGCAGAAAGCAGGGGTATCAGGGAGAAAGCGAAGGAATGAAAACCGCTTTAGCAAAAGCAGGTTTAACAATGAAAAGCGATGGTTGGAATAGTGCCGCAATAGACAAAGAAGGGTATGAAGTGGTTCCAGATGTAGCAAACATGACAGGAGAAAGGCCGCTTTCTAGCAAGGGATTCAGAAAGGCAACTCCAGAAGAAGCTTCGGCATTAGATGAAGCAAGGAAATTTCCAATCGGAACAACGCCAGACGCACCATTTCGCAAAGACTGGCCAGTTCAGTTGTTTAAGCGTGCCTTGCGTGATGCCATTGCTGGCGAAAAAGATTGGGTGGGATGGACAAAAGGAATCGATCAAGTGAATAGGTATGAAAACTCTATTCGCCAATCTGTTGATTCTATCGAATGGACGAAATCTTCAGATGGCACAACTCTTGTTAATGCCATTAAACGCGGGGAAAGCACATTTGCTGGAAGGGTAGGAACCGATGGAAAGTTTACTTCTACCCACCCCGAAGTAGGAGGAAAGACTTTGGATGAAGTCATAGGGAAAGGAATGGCAGAAAAAATTATGTCGGGTGGTGATACTGGCACACTAAAGGGCAAAGACTTAACGATTGGCGGGGAAGGCATGAAAGGTTTCTACGATCAGATCCTCCCTAAAGAGATCGGTAAATATGTTGAAAAAAAGTTCAAAGGAAAAGTAGAACAATCTGAAATTGTTACAGGCGAAAGATATGCCGACCCTCTTCACGACATCCCACAAGAAGCGCAAGATAGAATTTTCAATCAGGTTGAAAAACAATTAGAAAAAGAGGGAATTTTTGAGGACGATGAAAATGTAGATCAAGACGAATACAGGGATCTTTTCATGGAAAGGCAACGTGATTTGTCAGAGGAATGGGCAAAAGCGAATAGCAAAGGAACAAAAACGTACAAAATCTGGAAAGTTAAGATAACTCCTGAAATGCGTGAGGCGATCCAAACCGAAGGACAACCCCAATTCACCCCCGAAGCTGCAACCCCTCAACCTAGCGCAACTAGCGCAACGAAAACGCTAGAAAACGTCAGATTGCTAACCAATAGCTTTAACGCCGGTAATGGCGGCATTTTGAAAAACATTAAACTAATCGTTCCAGACAATAAGAAAAAGCTACCCCTGCAAGAATTAATGATAAATCGGTAACAAAGCATGAAAATTGAAATAAAGGCTATAGACCCATCGGCTATGCGGTATAGCGAAGTCGGAGATTGGCGGTTTTTACCCGATGGTACGCTTCAGATTCTAGTAGCTGACTACGGAAATCGTGAAAATGACGCTTTTCTCATTGGGTTGAGTAAATTGGTAGAAGCGTGGTTATGCCGTAAGGATGGCATCACCGAGGAACAAGTCACCGAGTGGCAAATTAATACTCCGAGTAACGATTTGCTAAGAAAGCATACGATTTCTCCAAATGACCGACAAAATGCTATTGCAGAAAAAGTTACGGAGATCGTTCGTGAGGCACTTGGCGTCGATCCAGACCAGCATCAGAAATGGGTAAATAACTGCGATGATGAAATTGTTCGTTCGCACGCCTCGTCCCCTGCCACGCAAATCACAAATCAAGGTTCTCGCCATTGGGCAGAGTTACATTTTTACGCACTACGATATAAGCACAATAGCGAAAATCACGACTACGCAGGAAAGCTATGGTTTCTTGATTGGTCGGAATCGCTTCCATTTGACGGATGCCCTTGCGAAGAACATTTTCGCAAGTTCATTTCCGAGCATCCGCCGGTATGGCAGGATCTTTTTGGCTGGAGTGTTCACCTTCACAACGATGTGAACGAACGCATCGGAAAGGCTACAATTTCCGTGGAACAGGCTCGTGAGGCGTGGGAAAAACGTACTTTTTAGAACTATTTTCCTCCTTTGGATGAAAAAAGTGTATCTTTTTCCTTTTCATGTAGGACAAAATAAGGTTTGATTGACTTCGTTAGGAAACCCAAACACCAATAAATAAATAAAATGAAAAAAGAACAATACCGAGCATCAGTCGATATCATCTGCATTGGTTATTTCAATACTGCCAACGCAGCAAAAAAAGCATTGTCCCGAAAAGTTATCATTGAAAACGGAGGCAAGTTTGCCAACGGATGGGTAGACAGGATTGAAGATGACGGCACGACAACTTGCGTATGGCAACGCATCCTTGCTGGCGGTGAAATCGGCTGGTGGTGCAACGAGTAACCATCCCCACCCTCTTAACTCAATAAATAAATACAATGAGCAAGCTAATCAATGGCGAAAATGAAATCGACATTTCAGTTCTTGGTCGCCTCACAGATGCAATTCGTAAAAATAACGATTCATCTGAATATATGCACATGGAACTTTACTACGTTTTAAAGCAATGCCTCATCGCTGAACCTAGCCTCAAATTTTTAATTGAGGACGAAATTGCAGAATATACCAAGTTGGTACAAGCCAAATAAAATGAAAGACCTACTTTCAAACGCAATTAAACTTCTTTTCGTTGAAGCCTTCATCGTCTCCATCATCCTTTGCCTATTCTGGAACTGATGAACATAGTTCAACAAATCCGGTGCAGAAAAGACTTCACCGAGTGGTGCAAAGTGCGAAAAATTCCTGCTAGTAAATACCCTGAGTACGGCAAGCGGATGTTTGCCATATTTCAGAAAGCATGGATGAAAAAGTAGAGTATAACCTAAAACCAAATAAATAAAATGAGTGTATATACTGAAAACGGATACGAGAATCGCAGGGACTACCTAAATAGCCTTGCTGAAGATTACGGAGTGCCGCTGGAAATCGTTTACGCTGCCGCTGACCTGCTTGGGCGTGAAGAAGATTTCGATGGCTTAGTTACAACGATTCAAGACTACCAAGAATAAACCCATGAAATACGAAACACACAACGAAAGCAAAATCGCCGTAGGGGGAACTTTCCTGCAAGGATACCTAGAAGCCCCTTACGAAAAACTCGTTAGCTTATTCGGTGAGCCAACCAAAGGCGACGAGTATAAAACTGATGCCGAGTGGATCATCCGCTTCCCTATGCCAGAAGGCGAGGTAAGCAAACACGTCGACCACGGATTAGTCTGCACAATCTACAACTGGAAGAACGGAAAGAATTACCTCGGAAACGATGGCGAAGAGGTTGAAAACATAACAGAATGGAACGTAGGAGGCCATCGCAAGGAAGTCTTGTGGACGCTTATGGGATTATTGAAGGGAAACCCCGACGAAGTTTCCAAAACGAAGCTACAGGACGAAATAGAAGAGCTAAAGCGTGAAAGGGATCTACTCAGGGCAATCATAAAAGACGAAAGGGAGAGACTTGTTCTTGAACTAAAAAGCTGCATAAAGATAATTGAGGAATAGTGATAATTATCTGCGATAAAGACTCGGATCCACCGGAAGTGCCAGAAATAGCATCTTCCGGTGATTTCGATGAATTTGTTCGTTCAGATATGTGGCGACTAATTAAGCATGAGATAACCAACGCAAGATATTTTTACCATCCCTACAAAGCAGAAATAAGCATCAAACATAAGCAACCATAACGCCACACGCTATGAGCTTCCGAAAAATCCTTTGCATCAATATCAACGGAAAACGCTGGGTCGTTGGGTATGGGTATCCGGGAGGCCAGAAGGTTCGTGGCAAACTACGAGTTCACGATGGAATATGTAATTGGGAGAAACGGAAGATAATTATACAAGCTGAGAAGCGAGGTCGCTTCAGAAGCCTTGCGGAAACTATTTTCCACGAAGTTGCCCACGCTAGGTTTCCCGATATGCAGGAACATGCCATTGAAGAACTATCTTCGCTGGCCGGTAAAATCTTCACGAAAATGCAAAAACACGAAAAGCAAAAAGAGTGAAAAAAAGACCTTTTCTTTTTTGTTGGTCGAAGGTTTGATTGATTGCGTTAGTCAACCCTAATAAATAAATATATGATAAATCCAGATAATGAAAACCTTCCCGAAGAGGGAGAAGTAAAACCCCTAGGTAATGATCCCGAAGAGCGTTGCGTAGGCAGAATACCCGACGATTGCTATGATGATGGGGAAGCCCTAGCTTCAGCAGGATTCGGAACTGATGAGGACTACGGATATTATAGAGGTGACGAGTAATGAACGCTGTTCTTATTAATGTAGATTTTTACCGAGACGCACAAGCGGCAGGAATTCCTATTCCTCCCCAATGCGCTTTTCACAGCACAGCAGACAAATTGTTTGTTGATGGCGAACATGAGCATTTTTCTGAATTACTTCGCATGGCAGTTCTTCGTTATTCGGCAGGATGTCGCAGGGCTTACAAAGCGATGAAGTGGATTGCGGTACAAATCACCGAGCAAGACCGCCAGAAGTTGCTGAAGCGGTTTAACGACCCTGCGCTAGTAGCTAAAAACCCTAGTTTCTCAGCCTTGGCGTAGGGTAAAAATAATTACAAAATATGATACTTTTTCCTTTCCATGTAGGACGAAATGAGCCATACTCATCTTGTTAGGAAAATCCAATAAAAACCAATAAATAAATAAATACCATGAATCCACAAGCAACTATATCCGCTAGGCCAAAAGGCAAGTACCTCGTTCATTTTTACAATAATGACGTTGAAGATAATATCATCTGCGACTCCCTTCAGTACGCTTTAGACCTAGTTTCTGGTTTCCATAAAGCGGTTGCTCGTAACGCCGAAAAAGAAATTCCTGCTTTCTTAAAATAATATGCATACCGGATGTATTGTTAAAATCCGTCCCGAATGGGAAGGTGGCTACGAGGAATACCTAGTAGTCGAGTGGAATGGCGACCGAGGCTTTATTGAGCCTTTGGTTTGGGAACACGGAGGTATCCGTCCTGCCGAGTGCGTCCGTTCTGAAATGATTGAACTTGTAACAAAAATAAATAACTAAAATGAAACACGAATACACTTGTAAAAACGAAGAATGCGAACATGAGTTTGAAGTTTCCTTCACTCCCGAAACTCCTGCTACCGGAATGTCAGGGTTACCTGAACATTATGATCCGGGTTCTGAAGCTGAATGCGATCCTTTCGAGTGCCCTAAATGTGGCGAAGAAGTAAATATCGAAGAGGTCGAAGAGGACTGCACCCCTGACCCCGATGATTACCAAGAATTTGATCGTTAGATCAATAAACAAAAAAACAACAAAATAAATATGACAACACGAAACATAGAAGTAGAAGATACCTTACCTGACAGGGTAGAAGTCGCCATAAGCGAGGTTAAGGAAGAACTGATTAAATACCTAAACGAGAATGAGCCAGATTCTTGCCCAGACATAAACGACCTAGACTACTCCGGTGCTATTCACGAAATAGTGGACGGATGCGTACCTATCTACACCCATGAAATAAATACCGCTTGGTATCTTCATGGGCAGGAAATTGAGCAAGCGCATTTTGACGCAGGAGTTGGCGATAACCCTAGGGAAAATGACGGAATGGCCGCTATATACTACTACATTCACCAAGAGGTTTGTGAGTGGTTCACCAACAACGCAGAAGATCTTTTCGATACTTACAAGGAAGAGCAAGCAGACGCAGAAAAACTAAAAGAGGAGCAAAACAATGACTAAGAAAAACCGCCATCATCCAGAAAAGGACTTAGGTGATATTGTAATGATACGAGCAAACGACTTCTTGGAATCAATGATCGTTTTCTGCGATGGAGATCCAGATCGTGTATTAGAAGGTATGGAGGTTTTCATGCTTTCCGTAATGAAGGAATGCGAAAGGAGAAAAAAAAGTATTGACTCCACGAAATAAACCAAGCATACGAGCCAAGTCATGAACAACGATAAATACGACGATGGATATTCAGCAGGACGCCATGATATGCGAGAGCAGATCCTAGCGTACATCTACGAGCATCACTATCTCTTCTTACGGAAGTATCATGGAAAAGAGGCTGATTGCACGATAATGGTTAAAAACATGATCCACGACATCCGAGCCGATCAAGCTGCGGAAATGGAAAAAACAAACGAACCAACACAAGACGAATAAATATGGAAAGCTATAAATTAATAGGATCAGACAGAACTTTGTCAGTCCACGATAAAAAGAAATGCAAAGGCGAGAATTGCTGTATTCACAATCCGAGCGATCATCACATGAAAGATTGGCCTCAGAACTGGCGTAATGATCGGGGTATTATGGAGCGCATGTGTGAGCATGGCGTAGGTCACCCAGATCCAGATGACCCGGCTACCGATAAAACTCATGGGTGCGATGGGTGTTGCACTCCTCCAAACAAATAACCGCCATGATGTCCTTAAAAGATTATAATAAGCAAGAAAGGTACAATCCTTTGATTCCTTGCGTTTGGGTATTTCTTGACAGGCTTGGCAAATTAGAGAAAAAGTATCGCCTGACTTGCCCTGCACCAAATAAAAAAATCAAACAACCAAATGAATAGACCATTTAAGAAGTTCAACTTTCCTGCTTTTCCTGTAGCCGCATACCAAGGCGATAGCAATCACCCTCCAGTTAAAAGCAATACCGGCATGAGCATGAAGCAATTCTTTGCCTCTTCAGCACTTGCTGGTATTGCTTCTACGGAAGATGGAACGGATCCAAAGAAAGCAGCAGCATTGGCTTTCGAGCTTGCTGAAGCGATGATGGAACACATGGCAGATTAAAAAACAAATACACAACATAAAAATATGAGCGAAAATATAACTGAGCAAAAAGTAGAAGAAACAACTAAGCCGACAGGTTTGGTTAACGAAGATCAGATTGATAAGATTCTTGAGGGAATTGATCTGAATACAATTTCTAAAGATGATGTCTTTTGCGACATTATCAATAAGAGCAAAATCTTTTCCTTCAACCTTCTTATTGCGGCAGCACTACTCGAAAGGCTTATCATCAAAGATCAACCAGTAGTAGCTGAACCTGAAATTGAAGAAAGCCAATCAGATCAAGCGGTGAGCTAAAATTTATGATCGCTGAAATAAATTTCCCCGAATCAGTCAATCATCCCTCGCATTACCAACATCAAGGCATTGAAGTCATTGACCTAACGGAACACATGAACTTTTGCCGAGGTAATGCGGTGAAGTATTTGGCTAGGGCTGGCTTTAAGAATAAGGCAACGGAAATCGAGGATCTTAAGAAAGCGATTTGGTATATCAATCGTGAGATTCAGAGACTAGCTAAGATGGAGGAGGACTAATGAGCTTGCCTGACGAATGCCGCCATTGGACAACCCCTCGCTGGTTGTCGTGCATCTACGAAAGGCTTTTATCTCCTTTTTCTGTAAATGTTGCTGGCGCATTACCGCTGCCTACAGGAGCAGCCACGAGTGCTAATCAGACAACGGCTAACACCTCACTTGCTTCTATCGCTGGAATGTCAATTCCTCCGAATGATTTCATATCTCTAGGCTATACAGGAAGCAATCTTACATCCGTTATTTACAAATTGGGTGGAAGCGGTGGAACTACTGTTGCTACTTTAACTTTGGCTTACACCGGAAGCGATTTGATCTCGGTTACTAAATCCTAATCATGGCATTTGCTTTTAATCCGATAACTGGAAAATTGGATATGGTCGGTGCTGGCGGTTCTGCACAAGTGAACTCAGATTGGAACGCCACATCTGGCGTAGCTGAAATCCTTAATAAGCCAACTATACCATCAGCCACCACAGACGCCTCGCTCCTGACTAGCGGAACGCTCAGTGATTCGCGTTTATCGGCAAACGTCAGCCTAGATAACATAAACAATAATTTCTCCGCCTCGCAGACATTTGCTGGCTCTGCCAACACAGCCCCGAATCAGACTGCGGCTTCTGGCTCGTCGCTGATGACTAGGGATCTTGTTGATGAGCGCAGAGTCATTGCAAGTCTGTATAATGACAGTATTGCATTTGGAGCAAGCCCTACGACCATTCCTGCCGTAAGCATTTCTATACCTGCAAATGCGTTAAGAGCAAATTCAATAGCTCGATTTGTGTGGTATTTTTGGACAACTACCGCTACTGCAAAAACTTTTTCAGGGGTTAGAATTAACAACGATGCGTTAAATGTTATTAATACAGCCACAACCGGAATGACTACAACAAGACCGTGCGCAGCAGAGAGATATTTTACAACCCCCAACAATTCAACATTTTTTATGCCGGGAGCAGTAACCTCATTATCTAACGCTGCTTTATCTACTTCTACTCTAGGCCTTAGTTCTAACGGTGCACCCATAATACTTAGCAACAACATTTCACTTTCATTGGGTTTCACGATTGATTGGAATGTTACTATTGCCACTCAAGGCGACACCTTTGGGGCATGGATATGGGTCGAGCGTATTAAATACTAAAGCCATGACTTTAATTTTCACCCCATCAAGCCTAACCAAGTTCGGCAAGAACGGAGCCTATTCGTTCTCCCAAGACATCCCTCTGTCTGGCGATCTCGCCAACATCTCGAAAACGCTTCTTACTTGGCTCTCCTCTCAGCTTGCAGAAGGGGAGTCTGTATCTCAAATCGTGCTTGAGTCGGGAGGATCGGTAGTCGCAACTTTCTCGGAATCAACAGACGAGGAAGGGAACACATTTATTGTTCCCACTACTTTCCGCAATTTTCTACACGCCGCAATCAGCGTCACCGCAATCGAAGGAGAACGCACATTCTTATTATCTAGTGAATCCCTTCCTTCTGATCTTCGAGATAGCCTCCTCGCAACATGGGAAAACCTTCGTAACTTTTAATATGAGCCAACATATACCTAAAAATCAATTCGGAACAGGAGCAGGGAAAGGCGACCATGAGCGTCCGGTGGATCGTAAAAAGTACCGAGAAAATTGGGATGCCATTTTCGGCAAGAAAAAGAAAAAGCAAGCGAAAAAGTGTATAGATTCGCATTCTAAAGAGTAAAAATAGTTACTTTTTTCCTTTTCATTTGATGAAAAATACGCAATACTGGTCTTGTTGGTGAAAGCCGACAAATAAATCCAAACAAATAAATCAATAAATAAAATGACACCATTATATAATACCGATCAAGCTCTGTGGGAAAACTACCGCACGAACTACCCCACGAAGTTCCTAGTCCTTCACGACAACGGAGGCGTCACGAATGCCAACGAGTGCCTAGCGTTCTTCAACGACCAAGACCACGCTAAAAAGGTTTTCACCGATGCTGGTTATCGCATCAAAAAAGCACCTAAAGATTTCGGTGAGCGTGCCTTGTTCGCTCTCGCAACAGATTTCCCTCGTAAGTCGGGGGAATAACCAAAACAACAACAACACAAATAAATGAAACATAAGAACCTAACACTCCGCATCCCTTATGGTGATGAGGAAGTCGCCGCAGCTCAGTCAGCAATCGGCGGTAAGAAGAATCGTGAAACTCTCCGTAAGTTTCTCGTCGGCGCAATGCAGTCCCGAATGACAGCGGCTAAAGAGCAGATGTCTCAGCCAATCGAAACCGCTACTGCCTAATACGATGAGCAATCAAATTGCAGTTATTCCGGTTTCCGATGTGGAACGGATGGCTATAGCAGTTGCAAAGTCAGGTCTTTTCGGGGTTAACACTCCCGATCAGGCCTTGGCTTTGATGCTTGTTGCGCAAAGTGAGGGTCGCCACCCTGCTTCAGCAGCAAAGGAATATCACATCATCAAAGGTCGCCCAAGTCTGAAGGCTGATGCTATGCTGGCACGTTTTCAGCAAGCAGGAGGCTCGGTGAAGTGGGAGGAGCGTACTGACGCCAAGGTTAGCGCACTATTTTCACATCCGCAGGGAGGTGAGCTATTGGTCACTTGGACTATTGAAGATGGCAAACGAGCAGGGTTGGCTAATGGCGATAACTGGAAGAAATATCCACGCCAGATGCTTTCGGCACGTGTCATCAGCGAGGGTGTTAGGGCAGTTTATCCGAGCGTTGTCAGTGGCCTTTATACGCCAGAGGAAGTGCAGGATTTTACCCCTGCGGAAACCCCGAAGCCAACTATTGCGAAACCAGTATTCGTAGCAAAAGGAGGCGAGGACGCAGTTGAATTCATGAAGCCACAGCCAACCGAGGAGCTAGAGGTTATTGAGGCGGTGGTCGTACCTAAAAAAACGATTAAACCTCACGATCACCTATTTGCTCTGATGGACGAGAACAAGGTTTCTGAGAAGGATGTTCGTTCTTTTTGCCTATCAAAAGGTATGAAAGACATTCCAGAGTTTGTTATTGAATTCAGTGACGCTCTTGTGGAAAGACTCCTTGTTGCTTTTGAGGCAGTAATCAAACACTCGTTAAACTGATGAGCGACGAACGTAACGATAAAATTAGCGGAAGCGGCATGGCTGGCTACGCTGATTGCGCTGGTAAGTTCAACCTAGAATCCACAATGCCAAGGGGGGAAAGTTCCCCTGCGGCAGACATGGGTACTCGCATTCACGAATATATCGCAACTGGCGAGGGAAACCTAAAGCCCGAAGAGGTAGAAATTGCTGAATTGTGTGTTGCCTATCACAAAGAAACCCTAGACATCATTAACGCTGGTGATGTTACCCACGTTACTACGGAAAAGCGTCTATGGCTAAGTGATATGTATTCTGGTCAGATTGATCGCATTGACCATATTGGCAATGATATCGCTATCGTAACCGACTACAAGACAGGCAGAATCGCTCAGAATAACGCTTCAGAAAACCTTCAGCTAAGAGCTTATGCTGTTCTTGTAAAAGAGAACTTGCCCCATCTGAAGAAAATCTATGTTTGCATTATTCAGCCAATGGCTAGCCCTGCGACCATAGCCGAGTATGATGAGGAGGCACTTGCTTCAGCTAGGGCGGAAATCATCAAAATCTGCGAGGACGCTTATTCTCCGAACGCAGTACGAACACCATCTTATAATGCGTGTAAATACTGCCGAGGGAAGAGCGTTTGTCCCGAAGCAGGGGCAAAGGTTCACGAGGTGGCGAAAACGCCTCCCATGACCATTCTAGAGCTTGGGGATGCTGAACTGGCAAACTATAACGATGCGGCAGATGTCGCTGAATCTGTCATTGAAGCAATCCGAGCCGAAACGAGGCGCAGATTAAATGCAGGTATACTTATCAAAGGATGGGAGTTAAAGTCGGGAAGAACCTCTCGTTCCATAGAAAATGCTGATGAAGCCTATGGTGCATTATCAGAAGTATTAGATCCAAAAGAATTTGCCGAATGTTGCAAAGTTAGCGTATCGCAGCTTGAAAAGGCTGTAGTCGCTAAATTGCAACTGAAAGCGAAAGAGGGAAAAGACAAGCTGGCAGAGTTGCTTGGCGATGTCATAACCTCAAAGCAGAGCGAGCCTGTTATGTCTCGCACAAAATAAAACAAACCAACAAAACAACATCATGTCAGAAGAAAATAGATATGTAACAGCGGCAGGGAAGTTCCTAGCCGTAGTCAAGTCACCCGGAAACGGATGGTTCGGTGAGGCAGGAGCCAAGGCTTCTCCTTTTATCCGAATCCCTGTTAAAATTAAGGAGGAGGGCGACCAAAAGGATCGTGAGATCGTATGGCGTGGCTACCTTACCGCAGGGGCTTTCGATAATACGATCAAGACGCTTACCAAAGCCTTCGGGTGGGATGGCGATATTGAGGCACTTACCGAGGGTTCGGTGGATCCCTTCACAGGAAAGGAGTGTCAGGTCGTTTGCGAGGAGGAGGAATACAATGGTGAGGCTAGGATTAAAATCCGGTGGCTAAACTCCGTACTTCCTGCTGGTGAAAAACTGGATCGGGAAAAGCTAAAGGCACTTGCCAAGTTGAGCAAGAAAGCTAAGTCAGTAGCCAAGACAACGCTTGAGGATTCCGACGATGAGGTTTGGGCACCTGCTCCTTCCGATAAGTCTAAGCCCGAAGCTGACGATGACATCCCATTCTAAAATGAAATCCCTTACAGAAATTCCTAACGAGGACGGAACCATTGTTGTAACGCCAGATGTAACGCAAGTTTATTCCGGTGATTATGACCCACTTGAGTTTGGCAGATTGGAGCTTGATAGAACAGGAAACCTAATTGTAGGTTTGCTTGAATCTAATTGGCATGGAATCCAGAAAACCATTTACGATAGCGCAGAGGGAAAGGCTTCCGTTTCAATTAATATCACGCTCAAACATCTTTCACCAGATGCCCGATCAGTTAAGGCAAAGCTAGGATACTCCGTGAAAAATACGGACGAAGCTGAGGTATTTGTTAAAAACCCAAACCAACCCGATATGTTTCACGACGATGGCAGCAATACTCTCCCCTAAAGGCGTAAAACCCGAACAAGTATTCGTGTGTTGCGATTGCGACTCAGAATACAATGGCAATGATGTTATCAGTAGAGATATTGATTTATACATCGTTAAAGCAGATCGCAGCAATCCTGCTAATTCTGTTTTCCGGTGTCATCTTTGCCAAGAGGAGAGAATCGACGCTTACGCCGATGGATTCGACGGCTGATCAGATTAGGTTTATTATCCCTGTTTGTCCGATGTCTTTACAAACATCGGGCAAGCAGATGGTAATTCGCAGGGGCAGACCCATATTCTTTAAGACGCAAAAAGCTAGTGATTATCAAAAGATCATTCGCCTTTATGCAAGCCAACACAGGCCTAAAGAACCTTGGGAATGTCCCATATATTTGCAAGTAGATTACTTCTTGGAGCGTCCTGCTAGGCTTAATACAAAGAAGCATGGCACTGGCGCACAATATCACGATAAGCGTCCTGACCTAGACAACCTTCAGAAAGGAACACAGGATGCTTTTAAGGGATTTTGGTTAGACGATTCGCAGATTGTTGCGCTAAATATCCGCAAATATTATTGTCCTTTTGGAGAGAAACCATGGATAGCTATATCTATGAGCAAACTGAATAAATACAATGACCAAGAAACAAAAGGAGTATAAAAACATTACTGATGTGATGCGTAACAGAACGCAAGAAGAGTGGAGGGAATTGATTATGCAACTTCCCGAACATCTTCAAACATCTGTGGCTAGGATAATTTGGTGGGATTGGTATAGTCACAGGACAGTAGCAAATCGTTGGGATAATCTTGACGATTTTATAAATGTTTCAACGGCGCAGTTGTTATGGGAAAGGTTAAACCCTGACAAGGTTATCCATACGAACGAAAACGAAATCTTCCAAGCATTAATACTGCTTGGTTATCCGCTAAACATGGCATCCGATAGATTATGAACTACGAAGAAACAGAATTAGACTTTGAACCAATAAGTGAAGAACCACTTAAATACTCATTAGCAGTTAGGTTTGATAGATTCCACGCAAGCAACCCCTCCGTTTACCGCAACCTAGTTGCGTTAGCTAGGGATTGCCGAAGGAATCGACCGAACAGGGTGATAGGAATACAAATGCTTTTCGAGGTATTGAGGTGGAACTACTTTATGAATATCGAATCGCAGGAAGAGTATAAGTTTCCTAATGCTTTTGCGGCCGGTTACGCACGACTCATTATGAAGCAGGAAAGCGATTTAGAGGGTATCTTTAAACTAAATAAAAGCACATTCGACGAATAAATATGAAAACGAACATAAGTAAAAAATGCACAGTAAAGTTGAAAGATGGTCGCTGCTTTAAGGCGCGCATCGTAAGCAAAACACAAGGTAACCGAATGATCGTAAACTCCAAGGAATGGGGTGAAATGATCGTAGAAGCACGTGAGGTAAAAAACTAAATATATGACTACATACAAAACACAAAAACCAATACAAGCAGACATTATAGATAATAGGCCTTTCTACATGGTCGTCAGATTAGGTAGCCATGGGTATCAAAAAGAAGATGCTTTACCAACAGTACGCTACGATGATGAGAATGAAGCTAGGATGGAAGCAGAGCGTCTTGCTGCGAAGCATCCTAATCACCCAAGAGGATTCGCTGTAGTTAAGGCAATTTCCATTGTACGAGCCGAAGTTTCAATCCTTGGTTTTAACTTGGATGAAGGAAATATCTGCATGAATCCTTTCTCTAAGGACGTACTTCCAACAATTCCTTGCCATTTCTGAAATGAATATCAAAAGAGCGTTTCAAGATTGGTATGCACAAGAAGGAGTTAGGATGGTTGTTCCGAAAGGACAGCATTGGCACGAATACTATCAATTAGTAGCTTTCTTGGGAGGTGTATCGTGGGCATCCGACGAAAGATTCCAAAATAGGATCAAGGAAAAGCATAAAAATTACATTATGGATCCAGAGGATGAAATTAAAATTCTGCAAGCAGAACTGGAGTTGGAGCGAAGGGCGAATTTAATTTTACAAAATGCTTTTCATTCTCTGTATAAACGCTTTAATTCGACGCAAGCTGAACTTGAAGAACAGGGCGCAATAAATAAATCAGACGTGTGAATTATTACAACTATCATATAGGAGACTACAGGACAGCAACCGCCCACCTAACCCTAGAAGAAGATGCTACATACAAGCGACTTTTGGATTACCAATACGATAAGGAAAGCCCCATTAGCGATGAACCTGCCATTATCGCACGACGAATCCGGTCAACGGAACCGCTTGTTCGTGCAATGCTGGAAGAGTTTTTTATATCGACTTCTGAAGGCTGGATTAATCGTCGGGTCATGGGTGAGGTACAAAACCATCAAGAATTCGTAGAAAAACAATCACAAAATGGCAAAAAAGGAGGTAAACGTACCCACCGCTTACCCATCGCTAACCGAACGCATACCCTCCCAATTACCAATACCCAATTACCAAGTACCAATAAAGAAAGCGAAACCGATTTTTCTGAATTACCGAAAGCACTAGATTCTTTAGATTTCCGTGACGCTTGGAATAAATACCTACAATATCGCAAAGAACGAAAAAAACCACTTTACCCCACCTCCTTCCTAGCCAAGTGGAAGCAGATGGAAGGATGGGGACAGGAAGCCGCAATAACCGCAATAAATAACTCGATAGCTAACGGATGGCAGGGAATTTTCCCTGCAGACCAAGGCACTACCTCTAAACCTAAAAAAACTGAGGAAGAATCGAAATACAAAAATGTATTCTAATGAATGTAAAATGCCAAGCATGTGAAAAAACATTCACAGCCGAAGAAATTGAAATAAATGGTAAAAAGATATGTTTTGTTACCATGTGCGAACCATGTATGGAAAAACGCATCACCGAGGCCGAAGCAAATGCTGAGCAGTCACGCAAGGATAGCCTAGAACGTGACTTTTGGGCATCGGTGCCGCCATTATACCGAGAGACAGATTTAGAACGCTTAAACGCCGACCTTGCACGTCAAGTGCTCGGTTGGGAGTATTCGCCAAAAGGTATCGGGATCCGAGGTCGCAGCGGTTCGCAGAAAACTCGTTGCGCTGTCGCCTTGCTCTTAAAGATCAAAATGAAGGGGAAATCAGTATATTTTTTAAAAGCTACAGATATATCCAAGTATGCCGCTAGTCAGTTCAGTCATGAAAAGGAGATGCAAAATGAGGCGCATAGGGCAATTCGTTCAGCCCATACGTGCCAACTCTTACTTATTGACGATATAGGCAAGGGTCGGCTATCGCCAGCAGCAGAGGAATTATTGTACGATATACTGGACAAAAGAAGTGAGAAGCAGTTACCGATCATCTGGACGGCTAATTCCACCGCCGAACAACTTCACGATATGATGTCTCCCGACAGAGGTGACGCCATTATGCGGAGGCTAGGAGAATTCACAAAAGTTATATCAATATGAAAAAAAGCGAACAAATAAAAATACTAAAAGATCAACTAGAAAAAGCTATAAACATAGCGATGGAAGCACTGCACCCAAGCCTCATGATCGAAAATGACATTGAGAAAAGAGTGATTTTGTTGCTGAAACTGAGTAATCTAAAATTTGAAATAAAATGACAAATAACTCAACAAACCGAGCAAAACACTAAAATCATGACAAATAACTCAATTCAAGAAATAGCTCTTGCAAATCTTTCTAGGGATTTGGAACGACAACTCACCGCATCAAAGGCCGAGGTCGAGGAACTACAGCAACAGAAAAGAAACTGTATTGAGATCATCGAAGATGACACAATCGAAAAATCTGAACTAAAGGCCGAGGTTGAGAGGCTTCGATCAATCTTGGCAGATCATGCAACTTTCTTGCGTAAAAACGGATTTGACCATCAAGCAAACCTCTTAGATCCAAAATGACAACAACCGAAAAATGAACCACCATTGCCTTAACGCCAGCGTACCCCAACATCTGTACGGATATGTCGCTTCTGACATCCTGCATGGGCTGGATGGGTCGAAAGAAACGGAACCCTGTGTAATAATCGGAGTCACCAGTATTCCATCCAGAGCATTGCACTTCTCAATCCTATGCGAGTCAGGCGCACAATGGGCGCGAATCCCTCTACATAAACTCTACCACGAGGTTCCCTATCTGCCCTCTCACCCGATCACGCACCTGCAAATGTGGGATTGTCACGGATGGGACTTCAGCGTCTGCCGCTACGAATATCTACGTGAAATGTCATGCCATTACCTAGACCGAGATGGCAACAAGGTTCCGGCAACCTACTGGTTTACCCTCGACCATACGGACAACGGATTCAGCCAGTACCCTTCCGAGCATAAGTGTTATCACCTCCTCCTGCTCGACGATGGTAGCGGTCAAATAGCAGCACAACCCAATAACCGCATCGTTTGGTCAGATGATTCATTCGTGAAACAAATATCCATTCCCAAGTACCGAGTGATGCCGCCAGTAACATGGCACGCTGAAATCGGGCGCAACGCACAAGAAACAGCATTCACCCAAGACTAAAATATGACCATCATACTAGCCCTACAATGCTTCGGAATCGGTGCGCTCGGAGCATTTATCATGTTCCTAGCAATATGCTTTATACCAGAAATCGAAGCATTCTTTAATACCAGAAAATGAAAACAACACCCGAACAAGAGGAAGAAATCCAATTCCTAATCAAACAGGCTGAGCAATCGCCAGCCTTAAAAAACATACTAATCAAACTAGGGCTATTAAAAAGTGATGAATCTATACCAAATAATCCTTAATTTATTGTGCGCCTATCGAGGTCATAATTTCCGTATAATTTGGCGCAGCTCACGCAATCGGTTACGCAAATACCAATGCCAAAGATGCGGACTAAAGGTTGGCCCTTCATGGTGGTAGCGAATAATTTGGAGATACTTAAGAACCTTTTCCGGGTTAAGTGTCAAGACTATTCAGGAACTACAGAGTAATCTGGACATGCCCTGAAGAAAAAAAATTAATCCTTGCGGTTAAATTCCCCTTTGGTTAGAAATTACAGAATAAATTATGCCTCCGTTACAGAATAAATTACACGAGCGTTTTGCTTGGCTTATCGCTGAAGGCGACTCGCAGACTGAAGCGTACAAGAAGCTGATGCCTCATGTAAACGCTCCGCACGTTCTTGGGCATAAGGTTTACCATAGGCCAGAGGTAAAGACTCGCATATCTGAGGTGCGAGAGGAGGTTGCCACTAGGTCAGTAATGACCATCAGCAGGAAGCGTGAAATCTTGCGCCAGATGATCGAAGGACAATTCCCTACCGAAGTCATCCGTAACAAATCGGGAGGCATCATAGCGAAGTTTGATCGTTTAGCTGCCCTACAACTCGACGCTAAACTGGCAGGGGAGTTTGCACCGGAGCGACATGAGATCATTGCCAGCAACTTGAAACTCACATTTAAGATTCAAGGCAGGAATACTCGTCCCGATGTGGCAAATGTGATAGATGCTGAGATAGTCGAACATGATGAAATGGAGCGACCGGCACTTACCGAGCCAGACTATCCAATTAACGATATGGATTTCTCCCAGTACGAAAACTCTCCGATAGAACTAGACCAAACGCAAATAACAACCCTATGACAATAAATGATATACCTACTGATAGCGATCGCCAGCGTGAATTTATTACTGCTGTATTCCAGAAGATAAAAACCCTCAACTCGCTTGGCAAAACCAAGACTATCCATGACCTTTGCGATGTGATGGTTAAAGTCTATCGTCCTGACGAAAAGAGCGATACTGCCAGCGAATAGCATCTTGCACACTAAAGTCAAAAGAGAAATCAAAGCCCCTACTCGTTGTGTCGAGTCGGCTATTGAAATAGCTGAAAAGATTAGGGCTGCAGTAGATTCCGACGAGAATAGGGGCATCCTCCTAGCTGCCGAGGTGATCCTAGCTGAAGGTGCGGCTAATCCTCCCAAGGAACTAGAGATTGACGTAAACCTTGCCAAGCAGATTGTCCTTCAGTTTGTTCAGCACCTACTTGACAAAGACCACTTCGAGGCAGGGGCTACTATCCTATGGGGTACGGAAGTGTACGATTGGCGTCCTAAGTCATCAAGAGACGCATGGGGTTGCCTGTTTGAACACGATCTCCTCCTAATCCAAGGCGCAGGAGCTATGGGTAAATCTTTCGGTGCTGCCGCATGGTTTTACTTAGATTGGTTTCGTGATCCTTTTTACACGAACATCAAGACTGTATCGCTGACCCGAGAGCATGCCGAACGCAACATCTTCGCCAGCATTAAGAACTTCCATCGTACTGCACTCGTTAGGCCAGAGTTCCACAAGACTGAGGATTTAGTTACTAGCATTCAAGCCAGCGACGATGCCAAGCAAGGCATTCATCTAGTAGCCATTCCCAAGGGCGAGAGTGGCCATGGAACGCTTCGTGGTTTCCATCCTACCCCACGCTTCGGCAAAGCACACAAGCGTTGGGGAAGGCTATCTCGTACCCATGTCATTCTTGACGAGGCCGAAGAGGTTCCTGCTGGCGTATGGGAGGGTATTAACAACATCATATCCACCGCCGACATCCAAGGCTCTCCCGGACATATCAAAATCTTTGGCGCAAGTAACCCCAAGGATCGCACTAGCGACTTCGGGCAACGCTGTGAGCCTCGTAATGGCTGGAGTTCTATCGACTGCGAAACCGATTACCAATGGGAGAGTAAAGAAGGCTATCATGTTCTTAGGCTAGATGCTGCCAAATGTGAGAACGTAGAGGAGCGAGAGATCGTGTATGCTGGCCTACAAACCTACCAAGGATTCATGGGCTATATGGCTAGGGGTAGAACTGCCGAAGCTATGACGATGGCTAGGGGATGGTTCCCTGAAGAGGGAATGGCTATGTCCATCATCACCCCTAGCATGATGAACAACGCTATGGGTATGCTTCGCTTCGTTGGCCCTGTTGTTCCTTTAGCCGCTTTCGATTTAGCCTTAGAAGGTAACGATCAAGTCATGTGTTCCTATGGACGCTTTGGATCTTGCGATGGATGGACGGATCAAGCTGGCGTTTTCCATCAGTTCAAGTCTATCCGTACAGCCTTGCAGTTAGATAGTCAAATGCCATTTCCGAAACGAGCCACGCTGGAACAAACTCAGGCAATTATTAAATTCTGTAACCAAATGAGGATTAAACCTAATTGGCTGGCAGTTGATCGCACAGGAAACGGATCCGGTATTCACGATTCATTGTGTACGCTCTTCGGTTCCGAGGTAATGGGCATTAATTACTCTTGGGCAGCTTCAGATACGCATATTCTTGGCGAAGATAGCCAGATGGCAAATGAACTATACAATGGCGTAGTAACAGAACTGCTTTTCGGTGTCGCAAAGTACCTAGAGTTTGAATACTTGAAAATATCTCCGGGATTCCGTAACGAGGATCTTGTTCGCCAAGCTACCGCTAGACGCTACAAACAGAAAGGACAAGGCATGGTTCGTGTAGAGAGCAAAGGAGAATACTGCAAGCGTACAAGATCAAGCAGTCCTGACGCTCTCGACTCGCTCTCAATCTTAGTTTATCTTATGCGCCAACGCTCCGGTGCCATAGCTTCCATGACGGAGCAAAAGGCAGCACCTGAAGATTATGGCAGAAGTTTGAAAAGCCTTGTGGACAATATGCAGTTTGTGGATATGTCAGAATAGTTTTTTTACCCTTTGGTGTAATGGTAGCACAAGCGACTTTGACTCGCTTAGTCGTGGTTCAAGTCCACGAGGGGTAGCCAACTCATCAGTTAGGCTTACAAGTTGCAGATATACGACATTAGCCCGATATATGTATTGCGAACACTACATTCGTCATTTGTAGTGTGCTTGCCCAGTTTATCATTAGTGATAAATTGAGCAAGTTCAGGGAGTTTATCTTTTGAACATAAACTTTTTACAAATTTTTGTTACTATTCAAAAGTAATAGAAGATGTTTATTATCAAAGAGTTATTTTTCAGGCATCTATTCATTCAATAGGAATCTATCCTTTTGAGGAGGACGCATTTGTTAAAACCTGTCCTTACAAAAAGTATACCCTATCGGGATCAGTATTTTTAGTTTACAGAAAAGAGGCCGATTTGCTATACGCCTAACGACACATTTTCTAATTCCATCGAATGAGGGGGAATTGATTAGATCTAGGGCGTAAGATCCCCCTACAGGTTCATTTGGCTACATTCATCTAATCAAAACAGGTCGATTAAGGCGACTGCCAATAATTAACAGATCAGTTAATCGTCCCCATACAAAACATTGCCATTTATGCAAACTTGTGTAGGGTTTGTGCACACCTCCTACTCTTAATTAAAGCGAACTGATCATCCGTAGGATTGGAAATATCCGATCGTTGAGTGAAAGAGGGGTTGCTGGCGACCATCACCAGATGACTCCTACCAAGCTGGATAACGCAGGTTTCTGAAACGCTTGGATGTTCAATCACCAGATCGTCTAAATGGAAAGATGTGGCTCTTCAGTCATGGATGAGGGTTCGACTCCCTCTCTGGTTGATAGTTTTTTGTTGCGTATGGAAAACTCATTCGTTACCTTCGCACCTCACCAACTGCCGCCAGCAATGGACGCCGATTGGGGTAAAAGGGAAATCGCTCTCCTACTTCCTATGAGGTAGGGGAGTTCCTTCCTTAAAAGAATAAAACAAATCAGAACGAAGATGAAACAAGGACTCTACGCCAATATTCACGCTAAGAAGAAGCGCATCGCTGCTGGTAGCGGAGAGAAGATGCGTAAACCCGGATCTAAGGGTGCGCCAACCGCAAAAGCCTTCAAGCAATCTGCGAAATCTGCTCGCATGAAGTAATGGAAAAGCGATTTACAAAAGTAGTTAAGAACGAGGAGACCGGACGCACTCGTACTGTTAAATTCGGCCAAGCTGGCAAAGCTAAAGATGGCGGTGATCGCATCCGTCCGGGAACAGCGAAGGGAGACGCCTATTGCGCTAGGTCAAACAAAATCAAAGGCGATTGGCGTAGCGATCCAAACTCCCCTAATAATCTAAGCCGAAGAAAGTGGAAGTGTATCGGCGGTCGCAGTAAAAGAAGCTAAAGTTTGCAATAATACTTGAAATACCCCCATGAGGGGAACTATAACTCAAAACCTAATCAATATGACAAAGAAAAATACTCCTCAGTTAGAACAAGTCGAAACTAAGAACCTCATTCCTTACGCTAGGAACAGCCGAACACACAGCGAAACTCAAGTGGCGCAGATAGCCGCCAGCATCCGTGAGTTTGGTTTCAATAACCCTGTTCTTATTGGTTTCGATAACGACATCATAGCAGGTCATGGCCGTGTTCTTGCGGCTCAAAAACTTCAGCTTGAGAAAGTCCCCTGCATTCGCATTGACCATCTTACCGAAAATCAAAAGCGTGCTTACGTTATTGCTGATAACCGCATTGCTCTTAACGCAGGTTGGGACGAGGAGATGTTGAAGCTGGAGTTGGCTGACCTAAAGGAAACAGAGATCGACCTAGAGTTGCTTGGCTTTTCTACCGCAGAGATGGAGATGTTCACGCAGGTCGGTCAAGAGGTTGAAACCCTTAACAACGAAGGCAACTCTCGCACCCCTGCCGAACTAAAGGAAGGCATGGAAGATGCCAGCGTTCGCCAGATTATCTTGGTTTACCCACTTGAAGAGTACGCTAAGATCGTCGACGCTATGGGCGAACACGCTGAAAAATTTGGCCTTTCCAACAATACGGAAGTTCTTAGCCATCTTCTGGAGACCAATGGCTACGACATTAATACTCAACAAGAGTAAGGATGAAAACAATTCACGCAACTAGGCGTGCCATAGACATAAAGCAATATCGCTTTCGTCGTGCTGACGAGAAGGATTGCAGCATCCTAGTCGATGAAAATGCTCTAATCTATATTGATGGTAAATTGTCTATTGTTTATATCGACAAGGTTGAAGAGGATCTTAATGCTTTTTATACTGCCCTAACGCAGATTAAATACGATAAATCAACACGCACCAGTGGCCTTGTAACGACTTCTAAGATTTTCGGGTACGCACCCCGCAATGTGATCCGTAATGCGCCTTGTCGGGCTACCTCGCTTGCTGGCGACTCACCTAAACAGCATGACGCAATCGTTCGTGCCGCTGAAATAGCAGCTTCCTACTATCGGAAGAACAATCCTGAGTTATCTTCAGCGCACCAACAACTTACTGACGAAAAGGTATTAGGTAACTACCGCATGGGATCGACCATGTTCACTAGCGGCATTATTAATGACAATAATCCGTTGCTATATCACTTTGACGCAGGAAACTACAAAGGGGTTTGGTCGGCCATGTTTGGCTTTAAGAAGGGAATTGAAGGTGGCTTCCTAGCTATGCCAGAGATCGACATTAAGTTCAAAATCTCTGACAAATCCCTATCCATGTTCGATGGGCAAGGCATCCTTCACGGAGTTACCCCTATCAAGAAAACCCATCCTGACGCTAAAAGGTACACGATTGTTTACTATAGCCTTCAACAGATGTGGAACTGCGAAACTCCCGGAACAGAACTTGAAATCTTGCGCAATCGTCGCACCGAGTACGAGCGTAAAAGGGCAGGAGAGGCCAAACTGAAAACAAAAAATGCTGCATAAAATAAATGGCCGTAAAATATGGGCTGTGTGTATCTCCACACAACGTCCCAAGAATGTAACTAAAATCACTAAGCATATAGATACCACTTGGTATGTATGCCCGAACGAAACCCCTCAATACAAAGCCAATGGCGCAAGTGCTGTTGTCGAGGTGGACGGAAACATAGTTGTAGCTAGGAACCGAGCCTTGGCTGACGCTCTTGCTAACGATTGCTCACATTGCCTACAACTCAGCGACGATGTAACCAAGTTTATAGAGTTCATAAATCTAAAAAAGTACGTATCAGTAGATTTCGATTATGTGATTAAAAAGATGATCGGAGCAATCGGGGAAAACATTAAACTGGTTGGGCTTTCGATTAACGACAATCCAAGGAATTACAAACCAAGCTATTACACCAAAAACAAGCTAATCGTGAATGATTGCATCCTTGCCGATTCACGACTTGTTTATGATGAGAAGGCTGATCTGAAAGAAGATTATGATATGTTTCTTAGCATCGTTACCGGAAAGGGTTCTGTGATGAGGCTGGATAATCTATCTGGATCCTTCCCTCATAGAAGCAACCAAGGTGGTGCTAATACTTACCGGAACTTCTTCAGAGAATTAAAGTGCAACGATTACATTAAAAACAAATGGGGAACTTTAGTAAAAGATCACAAAACTAGGGACAACCAAATAGAAGTGAACTACCCTCTTCTTAAAAAGAAATACGGCATCTAACAAAACAACAACTATGGCAACACCAATTATGGGTATGGTTCCCCCCGGAGGCTGGCACTACATCGACGGAGACGTAAAGATCGAAGGCTACATTTATGATGTCCTAATCGAAAACGTAACCAATTATCGTGCTGAAAATCATTTGCCTATCGGTGATGTGGTTGGCGACATTAATTCTTATATCTGCACAAATTGGCCTCACTTTTGCCATGGGGTAGATATGGTGTCGGTTACTTCCGTGAACGCTCCTACTGCAACAACGGAACTACTTAATGATATTCAAACATGGGCTAAGAACATTCTGCATAGCAATCAAACTCACATGCTGGTTACGGATGATTTAGCCGAGCAAAGGGCAAAAGTATGCCGAGCTTGTCCCAATAATATCAACTGGCGATCCGGTTGTAATAGTTGCGTAAATGCGGCAGATAGGATTTGTGCCAGCATTAGGCAAGGTCGTGATACGGATTCTAGCGCAGTATTAGGAGGTTGCGCCGTATTGCGTCACGATAACAGGACAGCTATTTTCTTTGACAAAGAGCATATTTCTCGTGCAACCTCTACGCCTGACAACTGCTGGCTGAATACTTAATATGGCAACAACACTAAAACCTTTAGATCCAATCATCACGGACGAGTTTGCGAACAGGTCTGCAAGGCTTGGCGACGCTCACGATTCTCCTAGGGTTTTAGACTTAGAAATAGTTAATCCAACCATCAGTAACTATGAGGTTGTCAATCCTAAGAATCTTCAGATACGCAGAACATTCCGTGATACCGAGCAAGCCCATAGCGCATACCGAAGGCTTAAACAGCAAAACATCGAAAGGAATAAGAAGAATCAACTAATTCAAAAGAAGCTGAATCTTGAGCCTCCTTATCAGAATAAGAAGCTGGAGAGCATGGGGCAGAACTGGCGTAGCAATCGACCAACAGGTTTCCTTTCCACAATGGTTAGCCGAATTCAGCCACCCTATCGTCAGGTCGTGGAGCAAGCCGCAACTATTACTTTTGCCAAGTATCCAATCGAATCTGTTGACGCTGAAACCAAGACGAAAGTTTTCCGTGATGCCATTACCAAGTGTATCCGTGGATGGAATGGTTTCGACGATCTTCTAGCTCAAGTTGTCCATGAAAATACCACCTTCGGTTATTGTGGCCTTTGTTGGGATGA